GCACCACCCCCAGTGGCTTTACTTGCAGCAATCAATGGCGCGAATGCCTTGTTGCTGATAAATTCTTGCTTCAATTCGTCAACTGTCATTGCTGTAGGCTTGCCCTGCAAGTCTAAAACTCTAACACTTGGCGCACCGTCTTTGATTTCAACTGTTAAACGGCTTTGGATATGTGGTAATAATACGTCTGCGCTGCCACTAATTGCAAGCTCGGCTGCCAATTTAGTCGCTGTTTGGCCAACAGTCAAACCGTGAATCTGTTTAGTGAGTGATTCATTTAGGTTTTTATAATTCGATTCTGTGGTGGCTAACTTTTCTTGCCAAGATTTCTCTAGTGCGGCAACATCGCCATTTTTACGCGCTGATTCTTCGGCTAATGTTTTTGCCGCTTCTTCGGCTTCTTTAGTCTTGCGCTGTGCTTCTTTTTTTTCGTTCAAAAGTGCATCACGTTGAGCTTTTAAACCTGTGGTATCTTCATACCCATCTAAGTCTAAACGAAATTTGCCATTATCTTCTTTGTAGAGTGACTTAATACTATCATCTAAACCATCTAATGATTCTACAGTTAATTTTAAAGCCATGTTTATATCCCCGATATATTTGCGCCCAGCGCGTTAAATGCCTGCTTTTTGAAAAGCTAAAGGCTCTAGTTTTCGCATCTCTTCCAAAGAGAGCGGCATAAAATTACGGTCAAGATTAAGCTCGCTAAAACGTGCCGCACTTAATCCACCGCTTTGAAACAATTTAGCCATTGTACTACCCAATGCTTTATCCTGAAAATCCTTAGGCTGTTTCTTTAGCCAATCATAATAACTTAAATTTGCATCGACATAGCCATCTTTGCTTGCCCGTGTTGCGCCCTCGCTTAAAAAACTAAATTCTTCTTTTAGCTTAGGCGCGGTAGTTGAACGGCATCGCGCATGAATCGGCGGTAATGGCCCTTTACCAACTTTAAATACTTTACCGTCAAGACTTCGGCATTGTTGAGATGTTTTGCTGTCTAAAGTCGATACCCACTCATAACCATCTAAAATATCCTGATTTTCTGCCCACGTTTCAGAGCGTGCAACACTAGACGCATGAGCTATTGATGTCCGTGTGATTGTTTCAGCATCGCGCCGTGATATAGCAATAACAGAATCTTTATAACCGTTTTTTGGTGAGCCTGTTAATTTTCGTACTATTTCGGCTGTGGTTTGCCCCTCAAAATAACCCTGTCTGATTGCATTTGTCAGTCTGTCGGCCTCATAAAAACTGTATTCTTTGACCATATCATACAGTAACTTCCCTGCATCACTACCACGAATTGACAACGGTATGATTTCTAAAGCCGCTCTAATCTGCTTGTTTGTTGGTGTGACAACATCAATACCGAGTTTAGTACCAAGCATTGACTCTAAAGCCCTTGCCTCGAATCCCGCTTCATAAATGCCAATCTTGACAAGGTTCTTGGCTAATTCTGTCGTATAGCCTGTGGTGATACCTAAAAGTGCCTGATTCAGCGTGGCGAGTAACTTTTCTAATTTGCCACGCGATAAAGTAGCAATATCAGCACTGGTTAATTTTTTGGCTATCGTGTCGCGTAACTGTTCAAAAAAGGGTTCAAACTTTTTAAACTCACCGCTTTTTAGCCGCTCCAAAAATACGGCGTGTCTTGATGCAATGGTGATGGGGTCACTCATTCATTGACCCCATATCATTCTCTAATTCGCCTTTAATATCTTCATCGGTTTTTTCAGGATTGATAAGACCATATTTGCGTAACTGTTGCCACAAATCAATTTCTGAGTATTTGCCTGAGTTGTACAAATTAACCAATGCTGTGATTTTCTGAGCATCTATGCTGTTATCGCTAAAATCTTGGTTTATCTCATAATTGATAGTAGCAGTCACGTTTAAGAATCGTAACATCCAATCTAAACACATCAAGTACGCTTCGTTGAGGTTAGAGACGCATAAAGACAAAACGCTATATTCTGCCTCGTTTTCGTTTTGCGATTGTGTAGCAGTTTTAACTGCGCTGCCTTTTTCGACCATCCGCGCACCCATAGCAACCATTGCTTGCTCTTTGGCTTTCATTGCTTCAAAGGCCAATGTATTAGGCTCTGCTTGTGCAAAATTAAACGATGAATTATCAGGTAATAACAGCGTAGAACCTGCCCCTATTGTGATGCCTTGTTTTTGTAACCAATCGCGCCACTGTTCCGACAATCCGCCTATCCATGATTGAACCTGACCACAAAAAAACACTAACGATTCGTAACTTGCTGAGTTTTCGTAATGGCCTAAATTGACATTAGCAATATCAAGCATGGGTGAATAATCAATATCGGGACTGTTGTTAGTTGAGCCAACAAAAATCAAGGGAATCTCATTAAATGGCCGTCCTGCGCCATCAAAAACGGGGGTCGCCTCTTGGTATAACTGCCAATCTGTTTTACCTTTGCGCCATAATTCAACCGAATAAAAATACCCATCAAAACGCAAAACGCGGTACTGGTCAACCATGTCATAGCCAAACCCCTCACGCGGGGTTTCGGCCATTTCTTTGATAATAACTAAAGATAATTTATTAGACGCGCCAAAACGTTTAGTTTCCCAATAAGTCACATTTTCGGCATTTAATTGAATAATAACAGGGCGAATATAACCATCTTGCAAATCAGCGACAGATACTAGATTCGCGTCAACTGTTGGATAATCAACATATAAAACTGTTCTACCTTTTTTTAATACCTCGCTTAATACTTTTTGTGATTGCTGATAAATCGACAATGACGAACCATCAATATCATTTTTTACATAATCCAAAATTGTCGGAATTTCTAATTTAGGCAATTTTTTAAATGCCGCGCCAATCATTGACTGTAAAGTACGGCGCGTAAAATTATAAAACACGGCACGATTAAGATAATTTTGATACCTTAAATTGGCTTCATGCGAAATATCTTGTGGGTTTGGCTTGCACAGATAATCTGTAGTTTTTTCTTTGACAGCGTCTTGACCATCACAAACATCTTGCACCTTAACCCACAAAGACATGTTTTTATCATAATCACGATGTGTGATAGTTACATCATTTTTCAAAATGTTGTCCTCATGTTTATCTCAAATGCAGGCTTAGTCAATGGGTAATCATAATACAAAAAATAACCAATAGCATCGTTTGTATGGTCTTTGCCGCCTTTTTTATCGGGTTCGCCATTATCTGCCCACACTTGCTGCTCTAAACATTCAACTAAAACAGGGCATTTACTGACATTAACTTTAAACCGCCTTTGACCGTTAGCATTGCATATCATCGCGTTCACCGCGTTAATTCTATCTTTAACAGGTGGGTTAGAGTCTTTGGCGCAAATATAAAATCCTGCATCGCGCAACAACTGCAAATCAGTCTCGCTTGCATTAACCGATTTTCTGCTTTTACCTGATGCGTCAGGGAATATACGAATCTCGCAAGACTTTATATATTTGCCATTCTCATATTGCCAATAACGCTCTTTAATCATTCGCACAGTATCGGGCGTGTCATAACCGTTTACTATTTCATCAACAGCATGAGGCAATCCATCGCGCTTAACACACACCACAGCCGACATTTTGCCTACGTTAAAATCCATACCAATATACAATGTTTCGTTTTTTTGAATTGTTTCAGTGCTTGAATTAAGTGAGCTGTCGAATTGATGATAAATTGTGCCACTCGTTAAATTAACAAATTCGCCGTTAAGATAAGCATTGATTAGATTAGCTGGATAAGTATCTAAAAGTGACGTTATATAATCATCGGGTAAATTGACCTCATTGTCGTATGTTGAGGCATGGACTAGCCCGTAAATGTTTGCAAGCTCAGGCTTATCACGCACCGCTTTTTTAAACTGCTCATAAGTGAACTTAAAGCCCTCGGGTGTAGTCGTGACATCTACGCCATTTTTTAATCCTGCAACATTGTAACGCATACGCGCAATGATTTTACGCCAAGCCAGTTTCGCCTTTTCGGTTGGCATTACGTCTAATTCATCTACTAAAGCGTGACCTATTTTAAACCCGATAATTGATGATGGATTATCCATCGACCGACAAATAATGAGGCCGATTTGCTTTCCATTGCGATAAACTTCAACCTCTTTATTGCTTACTTTTATATCAACTTCTAAACCCCAATCCTCTGCCACTTCTTCAAAAGTGGGGTAAAAAATATCTCTTATTTGGCCATAACTCGGCGCAAAATAACCCGCGTTAATCCCCTCATGCTCTAAAAAGTGTTTGCACAATGCCGCGCAACCTACCCATGTTTTGCCGCTTGCGTAGCCCGCCACAAACGCCCTAAACTTTTGAGGCATGAATATAAAATCGGCTTGTGGTCTATTCAGTCTCGGCATTTTTACGCGCGTCCACAACTTCGATAATTACTTTTTGTGATTGTGTTTCTGTACCATTCGCGCCCGTGTGTTCTTGCACGTTTGTCTCTTTCCAACCCATGCGCGTCTTTGCCCAAAACATTGCAGCCCTTACGCAATCGCTATATGTTGCGCCTGTAGCTAATGCTTGACCACTTGCGGCTTGATATAAAAACTTGCCAACATTTGCATTGGCTTTCATTGCGCTGTTTTCTAATTCGTCTTTGTAGTATTTATACAGCGTTTTATCATCTATGCCGATATATGCCGCAACTTCTTTAATAGGCACACCATAAGAGCGCAATGCGATAATCTCGGCTCTCGTTTTTTCTGTTGGTTGGTGCAGTGGTTTTGACATAGTTAAGCCTTATAGGTTATTGATTTTCCTATACTTTTAAAAACGATTAGGATAGAATCAATACACGCTACGGCAAATAGCGTGTATCTATCAATAACAAACTGTTTGGAGTTTATTATGAGTAAAATCATTGTATCAGATATTTCTAGTCCTACAATCGCTGGATGCTCATACATATACGCACCCAAGGGACAAGCACTTGAGTATTCAGAGCTTGCAAGTAATCCTTATTCTGGGTGTGGCCATAAATGCGCTTACTGTTACGTTCCAAAAGCATTACGAATGAAAAGCAGAGAGTCGTTTGATTCTATCGCAATTGAGCGCACAAATTATCGAGCTGGTTTAATGCGTGATGCTATCAAATACGACAAAGCAAAAACAGAAGCGCAGGTTATGCTTTCTTTTACAACTGACCCTTATCACCCTTTTGACACATCAGCTACTCGATACGCTTTAGAAGTTATTGGCAGCACTCATGGTTTAGGGTTTTGCACATTGACGAAAGGTGGCACTAGAGCTTTGCGTGACATTGATTTATTTAGACGAAACAAAGATGCTTTTGCAACGACATTAACAAGCCTTGATGACAAATTTTCAAAAAAGTGGGAATCTGGTGCTGCATTGCCTAATGATAGAATTGAAGCAATAAAAAAATTCTACGATAAAGGAATTTTTACTTGGGTATCATTAGAGCCAACGCTTGATGTTGACGCATCACTAGCAATCATCAAAGAAACGCATGAGTTTGTTGATTTATTCAAGATTGGTCGTGTTAATTATATGCCAATGACAAAAACAACAGATTGGGAAGATTATACTCACCGTATTATTGATTTGTGCGACAAACTAGGAGT